GATTCTTCAGATGCCTGCGCCGCCTATACTGATGGGCACAAGTATTGTTTCAGTTGTGGTAAGCACACAAATGCCGCAGAGGAATGGAAGCCAGCAGTGAACACACCAATACAAGAGGCAGTAGCTGAGTTACCCAAACCCAGCAAAGGAGGATTCCTCGAAACTACTTGCCGCAGTTTGGGGCAAAGGAAGATTGACGCTGAGACCTGTAGAAAGTGGGACTATGGTTATAGTTCCTACAACGGACAGGTAGTTCAGGTAGCTAACTACAAAGATGAGGGTGGTCAGTTACTTGCCCAGAAGATTCGTTTCAAGTCGAAGGACTTCAGATGGATTGGGGACGCTAAGTCTGTGCGTCTATACGGGGAACATATGTGGCGAGACGGTGGCCGCATGCTGGTTATTACTGAAGGGGAAATAGATGCTCTCTCAGTAAGTCAGATGTATGGGAATAAGTATCCCGTGGTTAGCCTACCGAACGGAGCGCAGTCAGCTAAGAAGGCGATACTCAATAGCCTAGACTGGCTGGAGAAGTTTGACTCCGTCATCTTCTGCTTTGATAACGATGACCCTGGTAAGGCAGCAGCAGTAGAGTGTTCAGTCCTACTATCCCCAGGGAAGTCTAAGCTTTGCCACCTTCCCTTGAAGGATGCGAACGAGATGCTCAAGGCTGGGCGTGGCAAGGAACTTATTGATGCCATCTGGGGGGCCAAGACCTATCGACCTGACGGGATTGTTGCCGGGGAAGAAGTCTGGGAGATGGTTACTAAGAAGAGTACTGCGAAGAGTATCCCCTATCCCTGGGAAGGGATGACCGAGGTGACTAGAGGAATAAGGACTGGCGAGCTTGTCACCTTCTGTGCTGGAACAGGTGTAGGCAAGAGTCAGGTCTGCCGTGAGATAGCTCACTGGTTACTACAGGAAGGAGAGAAGGTTGGGTACATCGCGCTAGAAGAATCAGTCAAGCGGAGTGCCATGTCCCTAATCTCGCTGCATCTCAACAAGCCTGTTCATCTTGACGAATCACTTTCAAATCAAGATGAGTTGCGGGAAGCGTTTGACCAAGCCATTGGTGCGGACAAAGTTGTCTTCTATGATCATTGGGGTAGTTTGGATAATGACAATCTGCTCAACCGTATCAAGTACATGATCAGATCCTGTGGCTGCCGCTGGATTGTGTTGGATCACCTGAGCCTAGTAGTCAGTGGGCTCTCTGACGGGGACGAGCGGAGGCACATTGACAATGCCATGACCCGGCTACGGTCGCTGGTACAGGAGACAGGGGCGGGGATCCTGCTGGTCTCCCACCTCAAGAGGCCCGATGGCAACAAGGGCCATGAGGAGGGGCAGCGCACCACGCTCGCTCAACTTAGGGGGAGCAGTAGCATAGGTCAACTAAGTGATATTGTTGTCGGATTGGAGCGCGATCTTCAAGACGAGGACGCTAAGAACATCACAACAGTTCGGTGTTTGAAGAACAGATTTAGTGGTGTGACTGGAGTGTGTTGCAACCTACGTTTCGACCCTGACACTGGTCGGATGACAGAGACTGCTGAAGTGTTTGGTGACACTGATGGAACCAAGGGGAACTTCTAATGGCTGGTACTCTTTGGTTCGACTGCGAAGCTGATGGCTTACTAGATACTGCCACCATCATTCATTGCCTCGTCACGATAGACGAGAAGGGGGGAGTCACCTCTTACGTTGGTCCCGGTGTGAAGGAGGGGATAGTGGCCCTCAGTCAAGCTGGCCGTATCGTTGCCCACAACGCTATCGGTTATGACTTACCTCTAATAAAGAAGCTGCATGGTGTGGATCTCCACCGTAGTACAGAAGTGTTTGACACTCTGGTTATGTCCCGGCTCTGTTGGCCTGACATAAAGGAGGACGACTTTGGAAACCTACGCAAACGTCCTGAGTTTCCTAAGAAGATGATAGGCAGCCATTCGTTGGCAGCATGGGGACACAGGCTAGGTGAGAAGAAGGGGGACAGTCCTTCCTGGAAACTATTCAGTCAGGAGATGCTGGAGTACTGCATCCAAGATGTGAAGGTACTAAAGAAACTGTTCACTCAGATAATGAGCAAGGCCCCAAGTGGTCCAGCCTGCAAGATGGAGCATAAGTTTGCGTGGCTTATGCACCAGCAGCAAGAGCATGGGTTCCTGTTCAATGGGGTAGCTGCCGATGAGCTACACACTAAACTTCAAGGGAGGAAGTATGAACTAGAGGAACTAGTCAAGTCAGCCTTTCCTCCAAAGGTTATACAGCTAAAGACAAAGCAGAAGCTGATACCCTTCAACCCTGGTAGTCGGTTACAGATTGCCGAGGGGTTCAAGAGTAAGTATGGCTGGGAACCAACAGAGTTCACACCTGATGGTAGGCCACGGATTGATGAGGCTGTACTCCGGTCTATCCCTCACCCTGAAGCGGTGGTACTCCTTGAGTATTTACTTGTACAGAAGAGACTATCTCAGTTGGCAACTGGGTCGCAGTCGTGGTTGGGGCATCAGAAAGAGGATGGCCGAATACATGGGCGTGTGATTCCAATCGGCTGCGTAACTTCTCGGTGTTCCCACAGCCGTCCGAACGTGGCCCAAGTCCCGAATGCAGGCTCACCTTATGGTGAGGAGTGCCGCGCCCTGTTCACGGTTCCCCCTGGGTACAAGCTTGTCGGCGCAGACGCGAGTGGCCTGGAGCTACGGTGCCTTGGGCACTACCTCCACGCTTACGATGACGGGAAGTTTGTGAAGGAGCTACTGGAAGGAGACATTCATATGTCAAACGCTAGGGCTGCGGGATTGGACTCCCTTCCTGATGGGAGGAACCTTAGCAAGACTATGATCTACTGCTTTCTTTACGGTGGAGGTGCAGAGAAGCTAGGTGCCATAGTCGGAGGTGGGGAGAAGGAGGGTAGAGCCTTACAGAATCGCTTCCTTCGGAAGACCCCGGCTTTGAAGCTCCTTCGAGAGAAGGTAAAGAGTAAAGCTAAGAAGACAGGGAAGTTGATAGCTATTGATAAGCGAGTAATTCCTATTCGTCATATACACGCAAGCTTGAATACCTTGCTTCAATCTGCTGGTGCAATACTAGTGAAGCACAGCACATGCCTGCTCTACGATAAACTGACTGAGGCTGGTCTGGTGTTTGGTTCTGACTATGCAAACGTGGGACATATACATGACGAGATTCAGTTAGAGGTAAAGGAAGAGTTGGCCGAGTTCGTTGGAGAGAAGGCAGTCGAAGCAATAAGGGAGTCGGGATTATCCTACGGATTCAAGTGCCCCTTAGATGCTGAGTATAAAGTTGGCGACAACTGGAGTGAGACACATTGAAGACCACCCTGCTTATTGATGGGGACGTATTCGTCTACCGCCACACTTCAGCAGTTGAGACTCCCATTCATTGGGGGGATGACCTCTGGACGCTACACGCTGACGCTGGGGAGGCACGGCAGAGACTGGACATCCAGCTACGATCACTAGTTGCAGAGCTAGAAGCTGATGCCTTTATTATGACTTTCAGTTCCTCCCTCAACTTCAGGCACGGTGTCCTCCCCAGCTATAAGGGGAATCGAGTTAGGCGTAAACCTGTGGCCTACTCTGCTGTGCGTAAGTATTGCTTGGGAGACTACAACTGCATGACTCTCCCCTATCTAGAAGCCGATGACACTATGGGTGTGCTTGCCACAGGCCGCAGGGTCAAGGGGAGAACTATCATAGTCACTATAGATAAAGACCTAAAGTCTGTCCCTTGTAACTTCTACAATCCCCTCAAACCAGAGGATGGAGTTATCGAGATAAGCAAGGAGGAGGCAGATATAAATCACCTGACTCAAGCCTTGATGGGGGACACTACCGATGGCTACCGGGGGTGCCCAGGAGTAGGGGCCGTGAAGGCCGCTAAGATCCTAGGCGCGGACCCCACCTGGGGAGGGGTGAGGGAGGCGTATGAGAAAGCAGGGCTCAACGAGGACGAGGCCCTGATCCAAGCACGGGTGGCACGAATCTGCCGCACATCTGACTACAACTTCAAACAAAACCAAGTGAGACTCTGGAAGCCATGAACGTACAAGACCTACTAGCCCACCACGAACACATCTCAATCAGAGCCCTAGATCTGATGGAGGCGAAGAACAATGACTATGCGGGGGGATCGGGAGAGACCCCTTTCAGGAACTTCAGCAGGGCAGAAGATCTAGGTATTTGCTCAACTGAGCAAGGAATCCTTGTTCGTATTACAGACAAATTGTCTAGACTCTCTACCTACGCAGAGGGTACATCTATGCAAGTAAGTGACGAGACGTTTGACGATACAGTTGTTGATCTAATCAACTACGCCATCATCCTTTCAGCCTACTGTAAATACAAGCGAAAGCTTGTCATCGAGCAGATCGCTAGGGGAAAGACAATCTCTAATGAAGGAGAGGAATAACATGGAAGCTAATGAACTGTTTAGCGAGTTTCCCGAGGAAGAGTTTCCGTTGATTACGGAGGCACTTGTGGCTAGGATGGAGTTACTATATCCAGACCGTTGCCCCGAGATGACCGATCCCGATAGAATGATCTGGATCAAGTGCGGCCAGAGGTCTGTCGTAACCTTCCTCCGTGCCCGTCT